GTGAATTTAATTCCAATTTAACCGTTCTCATCAAAGAAGCTGGATATAATCTTCCAGCATCAATTAGATTTCTATTATCGTAGCCAACATCAGAAAACGTTGACTGAGTATCTTTTGATGTAAAGTTATCTACAAGAATACCATATTTTGAACGCTCTAAGCCGTTGTTATCTAAAATCTTTGTTGATGCGGCATCTTTTTCTAATGTAGTTAGTGAAACATAATACTCAAGTCCACGAATTCTATCTTCAAATGCTTGAATGTCACTCATAGTATATCTGCGATGATTTTTAAAATCTGCACGGATATCCTTAACGCTTTCGGTGTATGCGGGAATATACAAAGTATAAATCAACATATCATTTGTGTCCACTGGAGGTGGAACAGGAACAACCGCTGATTGTCCTTTAAGAACGCCAATTTCTCTTGTTGATTTAACTACCACTTGGTCAATTCTTGGCAAGTAGTAATCATAATTCATTGTAATTTGTTCTAGTGGCTCAGGATTTAAAGCGCCAGACAAAGTTGTTCCGCCAACTGCTCTATATGATCTAAAGTCAAATGCTCCTCTTAATGAAATGAGTTTCTTATCTTCTTTATTATCAAACTTAGAGATATCCGAGTATGATATATTTGAACCTTTTGAATATGAATCAACATCAAACAAACCAGAAAATACGGATAGATTTTTAAAGTATCTGTATTGAACAAAAACTTTTCCGACAGGTGCAGAATATCCACGTTTTAATGTAATCGTTGCATGGTCGTAATGTGTCTTGAGTTGACCATTGTCAAATTCATAGTAAGATGTAATATCATTAGATGCAGTTGTCAACATAGTAGATGTGACATTTGATCCTGTGTTTTTAGAATCATAGATACCAATAATTTCATAAACATCAGGAACTTGCAAGCTAACTGCTTTGCCAGGAGTTCTTAAATCTGTTAATACTGTGCCGTTATCAAAATTGGTTGCGCCGATACTTTTGAATACTGCACCGCCTGAAAAATATGTTACTTCTCCAGTTGTATTCGCTGAATAGAGAACGCTAGTTCCTTCAGTTCCGCCCGTGTTCATTTCATATGGAATCAATGAATGTAAATCTATTCCAGTTACGATTGGCACCAATTGTTTACGCTTAGTGACACCAGTTGCTCCAACCTCAGCATTATTGATTTTTGTTGTTACAAGCAAATCAACTTTAATTGCTTGGCTAGCTTTTAAATCAACTTCAAATGATGATGTTGAAACTGAGGTAACTATGAAGTTATTATTTGATAAACTAATTGCTGTATTAGGAGTAATTCCATACTGAACGTTACTTGCGCTATCAGAACGGACAAAACAAATCATGTTATTCAAAATCAACGAATCAGAAATTGTTCCTGATCCAGTTGAGAAAGAAAAGGTATCTGTGCCGGAAGCCGTTACGGTAAATTTACCACCAGATGTTGTTCCTGTATATTTCTTTCTTGCATAGAAATCCATATTGCTAATTGTATTAGCTTTGATTGCTTCATATGGAGTTTCAAAAACTAAACTAGTTCTTATAGGTTCATTGATAGAAACAAATCCTGTAGTTGGATCTTTTGAGTCCGTATCAATATTACCCGCAAATGCTATAAACAAACCACCATTAGCAACAAGTGATTCAGTATTTTTAATCTCAGATTGAATGGTAAATGTATTTGATGCTGGCACAAAAGTCAATGATGATGCTAAATTAAATGTAGCCGCATTTGAACTTGTAATTAAAATTGGAGATAATGTGGCACCAGTTCCATTTGTAATTTGGAAATACATGTTTGCATAAGCATTCAATGGCAAAGCATTATTGAATGCGGCAGGAATTGCGATTGTAGTAGTAGATGAACCAGTTGCGGCTAATGTTCCTGTAATTGGAACAGTATTAGCACCAAATGTATTTACCGTAAATGTATGCGTGTTACCAATGTCCGAATTATATGCATCATTGTAGCGAATCATATTTGCATAAATTGTACCAATTTTGGTAGAATTATACGCTGGACCTGTTAATAGACTAATGTTTGTATGTGGAACAGAATGAATATCTAAAGATGGAAATGATGTAATATCAAGTGTACCACGAACATTCGCTAGAACTAAACTACTTTCATAGTTTGTTGGCAAATCAAAACTTGAAACATTTGAAACTTCTCTTGCTCTGTCAACTTCAATAATTGTTGGTGCAATCGTTTCAAATTCATAACCACTCACATAGGCTTTGCCTGGATCTAAAACTACACTAAACTTACCATTAGCAGTGTCACCTTCTTCAAGAGAAATGACAAATGGATCCACCGTATAGTTTCCGGATTCATCATATGTGCGGCGGGCTAATGTTTTTTCGATTTCGCTGTAAATTGGATATTCAATTTCTTTTGTTTTTACTCCGTTGACAAGACGAACAATTTCAAAGAATGTTGAAATGTCAGCGGAATCTAATGTTCTTTTTGCAAGAGATGTTTGCACAGCATAACGTTCCGCGCCAGGTGCTTGATAGTTAAATGCGCCTTGTGCTGGATCTAATAGGGAAGTATCATCAACTTCATCAACAATAGTTTCAGTAAATTCAATACCAACTTTGTAAGATGGATTTGAATTAATTGCTGTTGTATTGTAACCAATACGATAAAAAATTTCAAGAACAAGATACTGCGGAACTACTTTAAGAAATTGTCCTTTAAAATAGTAAATACCCTCTTGAAGTTTAGCTATGTAAGAACCACCAACGGCTGCTGTGGATCTTAGTTGTGCAAAAATTTGTTGACCATAAACACGAATTTCATCTGATTCGGAAAATCTTTCGCCGCTTAAATACTTGATAATTAAAATTGGATTTGCAGTTGATTTGTCGATAGCAATAACTTTTGCTTTAATTATTTTTGTTGAGTTGTAAGAAACAATAGTTTTATTCAAAAATAGAGTTGCATCAACGTCTAAACTGTTATACTGTGAAAGAAGAACAATATAATTAGCTTTGTTGTCTAAAGAAACTTTACCGCCAAGAATTGGACTACCACTCTTAAAGATGTGATTGCCAAATTTTTCAATTTGATTTGCTAATATCGTTTGTAATTGCGTTAATTCACGGGCTTGAACCGAATATCCAGGACGAAACAAAACACGCATGAAGTTTTTATCTTCATCAAAATCATCATAATATGGATCGTAGTTAAAAGTAGCAGTCATTTATTCCTCGTTTAGAAACTCAAAATGAAACGAATTCGTTCGGTTTGGGCAGGGTCTCTTGTAATTGGCAATTTATCTGATATGTATAATATCTTTCCGGAGTACAAATCAAGAGTGGGATTTGTTAAGGAATTTACAATACGAATAGCGCCTGTTTGTAAGCCCCTAATCGCCTGGTTTGTTTGTAATGTTCCGCGAACATTATTTAGGTATAATAAGTTTGATGTTTCACCAAAAGAAATAACATCAGCGGTGAATGTTGCACTTGCGTATGTTGTTCCTTGATAAACAACTTCATCGTTATTAAAGTCACCAACACCAGGCGAAACTTTAACAAGAGTGTAAAGGGTATAAGTTTTTGCGGTTGCTAATGTTGTGGTGTTATACACATATGGATTTCTTAATAACACAACTTCTCGGAAATCATTATCCACTGGTAATGCACCGCCTTCGGTTTGTTCAAATTCTACATTAAATAAAATAGTAGATGCGCCTAATTCATAAACTGGTTCATAACCGTGTCCATTATGTGGAGCAATTGAAACTGTGGCGGCTGCAAGTGTGCCGACACCACCAGAAACATCAGTAAATGTTAAGTTGGCGTAAGTGTAATAATTTCCACGATTCTGTATGATTATATTTTTTACTTGCCCACCAGAAACATTCGCTTTTAATATTGCACCAGTTCCATCTCCATCAATTGTAATAATATTCTGCACAGTTCCATTGGTATAATTATTACCGGTATTAGTTACTGTCACAATATCAATTGAGCCAGGTTCAGCGGCTGCTCTCACAAATTTATTTGTAGAAACTGGCATCCAATCATCAGTCAAAAACTTTTGTTTTTGTAAAGATGTTAGTGTATACATATATTTCCATTTGTAGTAGTCGGAAGTTTCTACATATGGTTCTTCTAAGGATGTTGTGGAAAGTGTCAACTCTGGTTGTTGTGTGGATACTGTGCCGATTGACACATTTGAAAGGCACTTAAAAACTTGATCTTTTGAATTTAAAATATAGAAATTTGCATTCGCATCATACGTATTGTATACTGTTCCGGCAGTCCAGTTAATTCTAGGAACAACAAGAGATGCATTATCATATGATAATTGTTTAGCTAGAACACCACGTTTATAGTAGTCATTTATAGCCGCTTCGGTTTCAGATGGAGTTCCTGCCGCTTCTGTACCAACATTCCATGGTAAGTGTCTACCGAAAAATGCATACAAATATGATTTTCTTTCAGCTGGCAAATATCCATTGGAACTCAAATCTAACAAGTTATAAACTTGTTGAGCCATCAAGATTTTAAAATTTTTAGTTAAGAGTGCTGACATGTTTTTATTTATCTAACTTTTTGAATGATTGCGCTCAAATTGCTGCCGTTTGATGTAAATATGCTACTTGCAAAAATAGTATTTGCATTTCTAGAATTCGCTCTAACTGTAGCCGTATAAACCAGATTAACTGTTGCAGAAGTTGATGTTACATTAATTATGGTATCTAATATAGCAAAAGAAGAATTGGTAACTTCTTTAATTATTACTGTATTTCCAGTAGAAAGATATATTGTATCTCCATCTTGTAAGTCGTTTATGAAGTTGACGCTATTAGATGATCCAAACAAAATGTTTGAGCCAGAAACAACATTAACTGTATTCTGCAATCTTCTATGAACACTTGATATAAGAATTAAATCGCCAACATTAACTGTAGATTGGAGGTTTGCGCTGGCGTTTGTAGTAATAATTTTATTAGAGCCGTTGGCAATATTGTAAGTATCAGGTAAAGAAGTAATTGTTATGAATGA